GGGGTTTCCCTCTTGGAACACGGCGAGGGTGACGGGCCGGCCTTGCCAGAGGACTACCTCGTCCGTCGTGCCGTCGGGGAGTGTGGCGGTGCCGACGTGGGGGACGTTCATGTTGCCGGCCACGCCGGTAACTGTGTAGACGTGCGGCGCGGCCTTGACGGGGGCGATGGTGTGACGCTGCCGGGCGGCGGGCGTGACGGCGACGAGCGGCATGGCGGCCTCCGGGGGGGCATGCTGGACGGATGGATTGCGGGGTCGACGAGGACTCCCATCGCTGGGAGTGGTCAGGCGCGGGCCGGGTGTGCGCGGACTGCGGCGTGATCTCGCTGGACGGTCAGCGGACCATGCGCCGGATCATGGCTGAGGTGTGGCCTCCGGATCCGGGAAGCCGGCCGGAACGGGGACCTTGACGGGGGCGAGGGCGGCTTTGCGCCACGCGGCGGCGAGCTCACTGGAGCTGTCCGCGCGGAACGGGTTCCGCGGGAGGATGCCGGTGCGGATGTACCGTTGCCGGGCTCGCTCGCCGATGCGGGTGGCTGCCTCGAGCGCTTGAGGCGTGCTCACAGCCAGTACTCCCCCGAGTAGCGGGGCGTCCCGCCGAGGGCGTTGGCCTTCAACTTGTCGACGGTCAGCCGGCCGCGCTCCTGCCAGTAGCCGCGGAGTTCATCGCTCGCATACTTGCGGGCGCGGCTCTCGGGACCGGTGAACAGTGAGCGCGGGTCGATACCGGCCGAGCGGCCGGCCGCGTTGAGCATAAAGCCGCGCGTCTCGCGCTCGGCGTCGAGGTACGAATCTGCGGCCATATCGTTAAATTTCTGCTGCATGAGCTCGCGGAAGCCGTGCCCGGTGTATCCCTCGGCGCGGAGGGCGGAAGTGGCGGCCTCGCGGCGCTGCTTCTCGGTCGAGGTGCCGTAAGCCTGTTCGAACGCGTGCTCGGGGTCGGTTCCGGATTCGAGGAGCCGGTCATATTCGGCGTCCTGCTTTGTGTAGCCTTCGGCGGCTCGGGCCTCGAGGTCGGCGGCTGCCTGCGTTTCGGCTTCGCGCCGGTCGAGCTCCTCGAGGATCTGGTTGATTTCGTCGGTGTTGTCGCCGGCGGCGCCGAGCCGCTCGCCGAGCTGGTCGTCGGTGAGCTGGGTGAGGGCGAGGGCTTCGGGCTGGAGGATCTCGCCGGCGACGTCGAGGGCTGCCTGGAGGGCGCCTTCGTCGAGGAGGCCGGCTTCCGGGGCGACGGTTGTGGTGTCGACGACGGGGGCGACTGCGCATCGGCACCGCGGGTGGAGCGGGGGCTGGTCCTTGTCGTTGAGCGGGTGCGGGTTCTGGCTTTCCTGGTCGGCGCATTCGGCGCACGGGTCGTCACTGACTACCCAGTCCCACTCGGTGACGCCGTTGAGTCCGTACGTGGCGAGGGTGGCGACCGTGGTGGCTCGCGCGGTTTCGGTGTGGGCGATCATCTCGGCGCGGGATGGGCTGCCGACGATGTCGCGGAGGTCGCGGGCGATCGCGTCGACGCTGTTGCCGGCGGCCAGTCCGTCGCCGATCCGGTTGCCGAGCTGGTCGAGGACGCTGCCGGTGATGTTCTTGATGCCGATGCCGGCGCCGTCGAGGAGGTCGGCGAGGCCGCCGTTGGCGGTGAGCTCGGCGGCGGCGGTGTCTCCGGGTTGCCACGCTGCCCAGTCGGTGCCGGAGATGCCGGGCAGCGTGGTCGATCCGGGGATCTGCTGGGAGGCGGCGTAGGCGCCGGTCCCGAATGCGTCGAACATGAGGTCGCGGAACACTTGCTCGAGCTCGCCGGTGCTGGCCGGGTTGTTGGCCAACGCGCTCCGGGCGGTGTCCCGCATGAACTGCGTCTCGGAGCTGATCGCTTTACCGACGGTCATCCGGGCGGCGACGATCGCCGATCGGAGCGTCGACTCGGGGAACGCGGCCTCGAGCGCGGCGCTGATTCGGGGGGCGTAGTGGTCAGTTAGGCGGAGGTCGAAGCCGTGTTGCGGGACCTTCGCCGCGCTGTCCCGCCACGTGCGGGCGGGCCTTTTGGGCCGGCATCATCCGCCTTGACGACGCCGGCGGCGGTGGCTGCGGCGTCGGCTTCGGCGAGTACTTCGGGTGGTTCTGAGGTGGCGCCGGGCACGAGGGCGGGTAGCACAGCGTCGGTTACGGATAGTTCGCCGCGGACGTTGGGGTTGCCGGGGATGGTGGTCGGATCCCACCAGGCGAGGGCCTCGACGTTGTCGCCGTCGGGGTCGTCTGGGTTGATGCGGCCGCGGTCGAGGATGTCGACGCTTGCCTCGTCGGGGACGTCGACGGTGTATCCGCGGTAGACGCCGTCGGGGGAGGTCCAGCCGCGGCCGCCGGCGGCGAGCTCGAGGACGACGTCGACGGGCAGGAGTAGGCCGGTCTCCTCTTGCCATTCGCGGACGGCGGCGTTGAGGGCGGTTTCGCCTTCGTCGAGGCATCCGCCGGGGAATTCCCACATGCCGCCGGCGGTGTCGTCGTCGAATGCGCGTTGCAGCATGAGGACGCGGCCGGTGTCTTCGGCACGCACGGCGAGGCCGGCGGCCACGATCTCGCCGGCGGCTTTGCGGATGGTGGCGCGGCCGGCTTGGTTCAAGCGGTGCGCCTCGAGCTCGTCGTGGTGTTCGAAGCGGAAGTCACGCCACGCGCCGGACGTTTCGCGGGCGCGAACGAACCGGTCGAATGTGCGGGCCTCGGTCGCCTTCGCGACGGCCGCGTTGGCGTTCTGCTCGGCGGCGATGACGGAGGCCGGGTTGTCTTCCGGGTAGCGGACGACGGCGAGGGGCGGTGTCTTGGGTGGCTCTTGCGGGGCGACGCCTTCGACGAGGGCGAACGGCTTGTGAGGTAGTGCCTCGCCGGGGACGGGGGCGCCGTCGACGGGGTCGGTGGGGCCGGCGACGGCCATGAGCGCGGACAGTGGGATCGGGCCGGCGCGGTTGGAGAATATGAACCGGGGGACCATCTGCCCGTCGGGCTCGGACAGGCCGTAGACGCGTTCGCGCACCTCGCTCGCGGAGACGACGCCGGCTTCGACGTAAATTTTGTCAGCTTGCGCGGTGGCGAGCCGGTCTTCCTTTTCTTGGCCGGTGTCGAATTGGAATTCGAGGGGGAGGCCGAGGTCGTCTTGGAGGAAGCCGTCGAGGATGCCTTGGACGTGCTCGATGAGCGGGAGGTCGCCGACGCGGAATTGGTTGTCGACCTGGGTTTCGGAGGTGGCGCGGTTGACGTCGTCGGTGAAGCCGAGGTCCTGGGGGGTGACGTGGTAGGCGGCGGCGGTTTTGCGCATGAGGAAAAGCGAGAACGTGTCGGTGAATTCCTTCTCGTTGGACCATGCGAAGCCGGTGCCATTGGGCACCCAACGAATCCGGTTTTTCTCCTCCTGGGCGCCGTCCATAAAGGAGTCCCACGCGTCCTGGAATTCCTCGATCTGGTTGGGGGTCCAGCCTTCGGGGGCGGTGGCGAATCCCTCGGGGATGTTGCCGTCGGTGAATCGCTGCAAGAAGTAGAGCTGAAAGCGGAGGTCCGTGTTGGAGTTGAGGAGGATGGTTTCGATGGGTGCTTTGCCGTAGGGCGATGAGCTGGTCAGCCGGAAAGGCTCGTAGATGAGGTCGTCGGTGGTGAGCCAGTTCCACGGGACGCCTTGCGCGTACTGCACGAACGCCGGCGGGGCGGGGTCGTCGGGGGTCTCACGCTGCGGGGTGTCGCCGTAATAGTCGAGGAGCGGGGCGATGGTGGTGCCGTCGACAACTTTGAGGCCGATGCACCGGTTGGCGTTGTTCCGCATCCGGTAGAGGGAGCCGGCGTCGTAGGCGAGGATGTCGTAGACGAACGTGGCGAGCCACGTTTTGAAGCTGTGCCGGCGGTCCGGGCGGCGGAGCGCGCTCATGCCGATGTCGATCCACCGTGACAGGTCTTGCCCTTCCTCGCCGGGGGCGGCGACGAGGGACCACGGGAGGGATCGGATCGAGTCGACGCGGTGCCATATGCACATCTGGGCGACGTCGTATGCCTCGATCAGTCCGCGGAGGGTGTCGAATGCGACGCGCTCGTTGCGGCGGGGCCGTGCTGCGATGTTGTAGCCGGCCGGATAGTCATGGCTGCGCGGGGTTGTGCTGTAGCCGTCGAACGGCTGTATCGGTGAGCCGGGGTGGAATGGCCTGACGCCGGTCATTCCTGCTTGTGCTTGCGCGGTGGCCACGTCGATCGGGACTCCGGGCGCGTTGAGAGCTGGGGCGGCGCCGGGGGCGAGCGGTGTGGTCACCTACGTCCTCCTCTCGAGGCGCGGAATGGAAAGTCGATCGGGCCGGCGACGATGGTGAGGGCCGGCGCGGCGGCCTCGAGATCCTCGTCGACGGGGTCGGCGGCGAGCTGCTCGGCGCGGCGGTGCAGGAATGCAACCCAGTCGGCGTGGCCGGCTCCGTCCAGGAAGAGCCTCCGGAGCGCTTGGGAGGTGGCGTCGACTTGGTCGTCGTGCTGCGAGTTGGGGAACGCGGCGGCCTCGTCGACGAGCTCGTCGACGTCGAATAGCTGCACCTCGGGGGCGGGGAGGTGCACGTTGCCGGCTTCGACGAATGGGGCGACGGCGGTGGCCCGTGCGTATTTCGAGTCGACGGGGGTGATGGGGGTGATGCCGGCGATGCGTTTGGACAACATGGAGATGACGGCGGGGCCGTTGGCTTTGTCCTCGACGAGTTTGGCTGAGGCTTGGGGCCATTTCGCGACCATGTGTTCGAACGCGGCGAGGGTTTCGGTGAAGCTCATACGGCGGTGGACTTGGTCGACGAGGAACGCTTGGGCGCCGAACCGGGCCCACACTTGGCCGACGACGTAGTCGGATCCCTTGGTGTCCTTAAACGCGAGGTCCCACGACTGGAGGACTTCGTCGGCGCCGTGGATGGTGTAACGGCCGGCGCCGTCGATCGTCCAGAGCGCGGCGGGGTATCTGCGCCACCATGGCCGGCGCCAGACATTGCCGACGGCCGGCGATGGGCGGCCTTGGTAGAGGCTGGTGAATACGCGGGTGCCGCGTTCGATGCGGATTGCTTCCCACTGGGCGCGGGTGCGGCGCCTCGAGGATTCGAGCCATTCGCCGGGGGCGCGGCCGAGCGGGTCTGTCTGCCCTTTCGCGGGGTCGTGGTCGGCGAGGGCCGGGATGTTGATGACGCGCCAGCGGTGGCCATCCTCGGCGGCCTTCAACCGGCCGGCGAAATCATCCTCGTGCCATCGGGTGAGGATGACGATGACGGGCGAGCCGGGTGCGAGCCGCGGGCCGGCGACTGCCTGCCACCAACGCCAGACTCGGTCGCGGTAATACTCCGACTCCGCTTGTGAGGCGTCGGCGAACGGGTCGTCGACGACGAGGCCGTCGGCGGGCCGGCCGGTGAAGCCGGAGCCGACACCGACGCAGATGACTCCGCCGCGGCGGTTGGCGAGTTTCCACCGTCGGGCCGCGCCGTTATCTCGAGCGATGCGGAGGCCGAGGTCCAACGTGTCGTCGGTGCCGTCGTTCATGGTGATCCAGTTGCGAATATCGCGACCGAATCCCTCGGCGAGCGTCTCCCCGTAGGACGCGATAGCGAGCCGGCGCTGTGGGTTGTCGGCGAGGGCCCAAAGTGAACCGATCTTCGTGACTCGCTCGCTCTTACCTTCCTGCGGCGGGACGCTGATGATGAGCCGGCCGTCGCGCTCCGCCCATGTCTCGACGACAGCTTGGCTGATGAGCTCGAGCGCCGGCGTTTCAACCGTGGTGGGTTCGACGGCACGGGCGAGCTCGCCGAGGGTCGTCCATCTGCGGTGCCGGGCGGGGTCCGCCCGACGCTCGTACCGTTCGGCGACCGATCCGAAGATCGCCGCGGCGGTCATTCGTACCAGGCGACAAGCACGATCCAGCCGAAGTGGGGGAGCTCGGGGTTGTCGGTAAGCCGGCCAAAAACCTCGTTCGATCCACGGTCGATGTTGAATGCGCCGGTCGGTCCGACGAATACCCGCCACCAATAGCCGGTGAGGTTCTTGGGTACCGGGTTGGCGGCGTCGACGTCGGCGACTTGTGGCGGGAGCGAGCCGGTGGCGATGTAGGTGGCGGAGTGCCACGTGAGCTCATCGGCGCTGATCTCCACGAGCTCGCCTGAGATGTCGTGGTCGGCGTCGGCGCGGAAATACCGGTAGACGGTTTCGGCTTGCTGAACCATCGCGCGCCGCTCCTATCTGCCGGACGGTCCGCCGTGCCAGCGGGTGGCGGCCGCGGCGGCGGGTGAGTGGTAGCGGGTAGCGGTCGCGAACGGCGGCGAGTGCCAGGCGGTGGCGGTGGGGCCGGCGACGATGGTGATGTCGCGGAGCGCGCCGGGGTTGGTGCCGGTGGCCGTGGCGCCGAGGGTGAGGGCGCCGGCGAGGGTCGCTTTGCCGGCGGCGGCGGGCTGGCCGCCGAGGCTCACGGATCCGGCGGTAGTGGCTTGGCTGAGGGCCGTGATGAGGCCGGCGAGGGCGAGCTGGCCGGCGAGGGTGGCGAGGGCTTGCGCGGTGTTCTGCCCGTTGAGGGTGAGGCTGCCTTGGGGGGCGGAGGTGAGCTGTCCGACCGCGGTGCCGCCGAGTGTCAGGGATCCGGCTGCGGGGTCGTACCACGTGGCGGACCCGCCGAGAGTGACGGATCCGCTCGCCGCGGCTTGGCCAGTCGGTCCCACGCTGCCAGTGAGGGACACACTGCCGGCGGCCGGTTCATACCATGCGACCGTGCCGGCGAGGGTGAGGCTGCCCGCCGAGCCGAGGCCGGATTGGATGACGCCGGCGAGGGTGATGGATCCGGCGGCGGGTTCGTTCCACGCGATCGTGCCGCCGAGGACGAACGATCCGGCGGGCTGGCCAGTCCATGCGTCGGTGCCGCCGAGGGTCACCGATCCTGCGGCCGGTTCGTTCCATGCGACGGATCCGCCGAGGGTGATGGATCCAGCCGCGGGTTCATCCCACGCGACGGATCCGCCGAGGGTGAGGCTACCGGCGGCCGGTTCGTTCCACGTCTCGGTCCCGCCGAGGGTGATCGATCCGGCGGCCGGTTCGCCGGCTTGGATCGTGCCGCCGAGCGTCAGGGATCCGGCTGCGGGTTCGCCGGCTTGAGCGGATCCGCCGAGGCTGAGTGAGCCGCTGACGCCGGCGTTGGCCTTCGCGGCGACCGATCCGCCGAGGGTCAGGGATCCGGACGGGGCGCCGGCGGCCGCGGCGCCGATGGATCCGCCGAGGGTGAGTGAGCCGGCGGGCGTCGACGGTGGCGGGCCGGACAGCGGGTCCGCTTGTGTGCCGACACCGATACCCATACACGTCGTGATCTGCGCGGCGGTGAGGACCTTGCCGCCGTAGACGCGGACGTCGTCGGCGGTGCCCGCGAACTGAAAGGTCCCGCCCCAGTTGTTGGAGCTGGCTACGCCGAGGCGGTCCGAGTCGGGAAAGTTGAGGTTTCCGGTCCCGGTACCGGTCGCGACGCTGACGCCGTCCTTATAGAGCGTGAGCGTCGCGCCGTCCCACGTATACGCCCAGTGATGCCAGTTGTTGTCGGTATTCCAGTTGAATGAATAATCAGCGACGAGGGCGCCGGCGGCCGTGTGGCCGAGGACGCGGACCGACGGCGTAGACCAGAGCCATAGGTCGAAGTTGCCGTCTGCCGCAGTGGCGCCGCCGGCACTGAATAGCGGCTGAATCCCGGAACCGACGGCGGGCGCCTTGGCCCACATCATGACGGTCACGTTGGTGTTCGGGAACCATCCGGACCAGTCGTC